CGCACCGTTCGATCCTGTATTGGATCGCGTTCGCCCGCGGCCGCGGCGTCGTCGTCGAGATCGAAGGCCCGTCCATCTTCCACACGCCGCGACAGATCTACGCGTACGAAAAGTTTAACTACGACGAGCTGGCGCAGGCGCGCGTCGACAAACAGCGCGCCGCCCTGCGCGACGACTGGCTGTCGATGGACGACGTCAATCAACGCGAACGCAAGCGCGGTCGCCCGATTCGGCATCGCATCCCCCCCGTGGAGGCGTGGTGAGTCCGCTCCTCGTGGCGGCGGTGGGCGGGCGGCGCTGTGTCGTGCTGGGCTCGGCGCCGTTCGCGGGCGACCTGGTCATCGAGCCGACGGACGTCGTCGTCGCCGTCAGCGGGGGAATCTCGAGCTATGCCAGCCGCTGCGACGTGTGGGTCCTGAACGCCCGCACGCGCGCCGACGCGACGATTGCCGGCGCGAAGGGGCCGCTCCATCGCCTGATGCGCGAGCAAGGCCGCGATCGCGTCGTCGGCCTGCTGGTGCTGCTCTCGAAAGCCGATGGCGCCGCGGCGGAGACGGTGGCCGCGCTCGATGCGATGGGCGTCCAGTGGCAGGACAGGCTCGAGGTGAACCAGACGACGCGCCACGCGATCGAAACCGCCGCCGGCGCGCGCACGCCCGATCTCGCGAAGCACGCGCAGTCGGCCGGCCTGTTCGCCGTCGCGGCCTGCCTCTCCGCCGGCGCCGCGCATGTCCGCCTCGCGGGCTTCTCGTGGCAGGGCGGCTACCAGTATCTGCCCGGCACCCAGATCAGCCGTGGCCACGAACACGGGGACAAGCGCGCGCTCGCGTCGCTCGTCGCCCGCGACGGTGCGCGCCTGACGCACGCACTCCCCCTACCACCCACACGAGGAGAGTTCCGTATGGCTAAAACCGCACCCCGTCGACGTCCGACGCCGAAGACCACCGCCGCCGCCGAGCCAGCCACCGCCACGAGCGCGAGCGCGCCCACTGCCCGCCGCGCCGGTCCGGTCATGGTCCGCGCGACCAAACTCCTGCCCTACAACCTGCAGCGGCGCCGCGTGGGGGATGTCTTCGCGTTGAATCACCCGTCGCACTTCAGGCCGAGTTGCATGGAGCGTGTCGAGAGCGGCACGCCGGCGCACACGACCAGTCCGGCGGAGGCCTCGCGCAAGCGACAGGCCGAGGTCGCGGCCTCGAAGACCCCGCGCCTGCAGCCGAACGCGGCGGATCCCGTCGACGACGGCGACGAGGGGCCCGACGCGGGCGCCGGGGCGGGCACGGCCGCGGGGGGCGCCGCGCTCGGTCCGTCAAAGCTCGACGTCCTCTAGGCACGCGCCATGGTCAGGACGCGCCGCACGCGCCGCAGCATCAACGCCGTGTTGCATGCGGTGCGGCGGGCGCCTGGTCTGCCCGTCATGCAGCTCGCGATCCGCCTCGGCCTGCAGCGTCGCCAGGTCGAGAGCGCGGTCGCCACCCTCACGCGTGAGGGGTTAATTGAACGTCGACGTATCACCGACGCGCCGTACGCGCCGCGTCACAAGTGGGGGATGCACATGAAAACAGCTGTTACAACTGTCCTGCTCGCGCTGGCCCTGGTGGGGCGTCTCGTCCTTCCTGCGTTCGTCCTCGCCCTCTGGGTCGCACCGGTGTTCGCGCAACTGTCAGGCACCGGCCCGCTGACCACGTCGTCGGTCGTGACGTGGGACGCCCCGACGAATGTCGTGTCGCCCGCCGAGGCGCAGACCTTGGAATATCGCCTCTATGTCGGGACCGACACGACGTTCACGACGCTGCTGGACCTGTGTGGGGCACCCGTCGCCCCGGACATGCGGGCGACCTGTACGTCGCCCTTTCCGGCCGCCCTGCTGTCGCGCGTGAATGTCATCGGCACGCACGACCTGAAACTCACAGCCTATTCCGCTACTGCGCAGTTGGAGTCTTCGCAGTCGCTCCCTTTCGTCTTACGTACGCCACCGGCTGCACCGACGACGGTGCGCATTACGAAGTAGGCGACACCGTGGGGATCTACAGCTCGCCCTCGGAGGTCAACGCCGTCAGGCGCGACTACGCGCCTCGCGGCTGGACCTACCTCTCGACAACCAAGGGCCGAGGGTCTGAGCGATATGTCTGGTTTGCCTGTCGTCCCTGACGACGCGGCCGAGCACAGAGAAGGGGGCTTTCACCATGCGACTCGTCCGCGCCGTCACCGTCTGCGCCACACCGGTCTCCCGATGACGCCCCTGCAATACTGGTCCCGGTGGGCGAGTGCGGGATTGCTGGCGCTCGCGCTCGCGCGGTGGCTCCTCGTGCAGCCCATCCTCGACGCCATCGCCGCGGCGCGCTAGATGGCGATTTACTCCCCGACCGGCGTCGTCCTCACCCTGAACGAGGCGCCTGACCTGGCGGCGGGCGTCACCATCATGGGATGGTGGCGGCCGTCGCCGGTTGTGGTCGGTTACCAACTGTTCTTTGAGATCTTCAACACCGTCGCGTGGACGAACGCGCTCTGGTGCGGCCTGGATCTCAACTCGATGAACTTCGCGCTCGAGCTCTGGAACGACCCCGACGACGCGTATGACGTAGCCACCGAGGTCGCGATCGCGGGCGCGATGTTTCACCTCGCGATCGTGGTCGATCCTGGTGGACAGACGGCGACGCTGTACGTCACCGATGAATCTCACTCGATGGACGTGCTGGCCGTCGCGACCGTCACAAATCTGAACTTCGCCCCGGCCGACCTCGCGGTGTGTGATCTTGCCCTTCATGCGGACTCATCGCGTTCAGTCCACAAAGTCATACCGCGTAGCCTGACGCAAGCCGAGATCCGCGTCGAGCGCGACCGGTGGGACGCACAGGAGGACGCCTGGGCGCTCTGGCCGCTCGATCGGCGCGCCTACTTTCAGGCGCAGACCCACCTACAGGAGGTGTCGGGAAACAACCGGCATCTACTCAACCTGACGAGCCAGGGGCTCGGCGCTGATGTGGCTGACCCAGCGATCCTCCAATACACGGCGAACGGCTCCTGTCGGAAGGTCATCGGCGCGGTGGCGTCGGCTGCGGCCGCGGTGACGACGGTCAACGTCGCGGTACCGGCTGGCGCCTCCACGAGCGGCAACGACATCGTGCGTGTGAACGACGCGCTGGTGCTGATGCTCGTGCATGGCGGCGCGGGATGGGCGACGGTGCCGGCGGCGTGGACGCTCGTACAGCGCGGCGTTCAGGGGGCGTGTCGGCTCGAGGTCTACATCAAAAACTACGGGATGGTCGATAACGTCCCGACCGCCGAGGTGACGCCGGTCGTCATCACGGGCGTCGATGGCGCGATCGGGCGCATCGTCGCGTATGGCGGCATGGAGCACGCCAGCCGGCTCCTGCTCGACAGCGACGTGAACACCGGCGTCGGCGTGCGGCCCTTCTCGAACGAGATCGACACCGGCACCGACTGGCAGGACGCGCTGCTCGAGGTCGCCGTGATGGGGATGGACACCAACACCGGCGGGTTCCTCGACAGCCTGCACAGTCTCTACGGCGCGTTCGACCTGCAGGCCGACAAGGACATGGACGCCAACAACATGGCGTTCCTGTTCGAGTCGCACTTCGCGGGCTTCGCCCTGATGGCCTGGGAGCACAGCAAGATCAGCCAGGGGCGCACGAACGGCTGGCAGGTTGTCTCGACGGCCGCGCTCGACGATTGGGTGTTCGTCGATCTGGTGCTGCGGCCGCACGACCAGCGGTTCGCGCGCCGCCACTACTACAGCTACGGGCGGCTCGGGCTGACGCTCGAGCGCACGACGGACTTCCCGAGCGAGCAATGGGACAACCTGTTCTATTCGCCCGGCGCTTGGGCGCCCTGGATCGTCTGGCACCCGCTTACGCATCGCAAAGACCGCGCGGGCGCGGCGACGGTGACGGACTGGACGTCGAACGTCGAGATCGACGCGGCCTGGCAGCACTACGCGCATCCGCTCGAGCCGATGACGTCGCCCAACACGACGCGCCTGACGATCAACTACGCGCGCGGCTGCTCCGAGAACTACCTCGCGACGTCGACCGCGGCGGTCCACATCAAGCTGCGCGTGCGCGTGTTCCTGACGACCAGTCGCAGTGATTTGTCGGAAGCGACGGTGCTCATCAACGAGTTTGTCTCAGCGGTGGACTTCCCATCGACGTTCGGGCACGCGGTCGAGACGCTCGAGCTCCCGGCGTTTACCGCGCCGGCCGCGTGCTGGCTCGTCGTGATCGTTGGCATTCGGTTCGAGGACATTCCAATGCCAGCCGTGACGTATCCCTCGCCGACGGAGTGGGCGACGGCGAAGATGCTGCTCGGTGGCGGCCACGCGTCCGAGGGGGCTGGCGAAAACGATGGGCCAGACACCGGCGGCAGCAGTTCCTACACGGCTTGGCTCGAATGGTCCGAGCACTTCCTGGCGCCCGCGCGGCCCGCGCCTCCGGCGAACATGACGCGCGCGACGGCGATCGTGATCGACCCTGGCGACGTGCCGAACTACTGCTCGGGGCTCATCGACACGCGCGGCGCGACGTCGCCGTCGAGTGCGATCTGGTTTTCGTTCACGCCGACTCAGACGCGCGTGTACATCCTGCACACGTTCGGGTCCGTAGGCCAGGCAGTGATTCGCGTCTGGAACGCCGCCGGGACCGCCATGGTGTACGTGCCGTTGTTCGGCGCTGGCCCGATGCAATGGGACGATGACGAGGTTGGGGGGCTCGGCTCTGTCTCGTGGTGGCGCGCGGAGCTCGAGGCTGGCACGGAATATATGATTCAGGTGCGACGCCCCACCGATGCGGGCACGTCTTCCTGGCCCGGCGAAGTGCAGTTGTGGGTCGAGCAAGTCGAAACACCGCAGGGCGACGACATCTTCGTCGCGGCGGGGTCGGGCAACACGGTCATGTCGTGGCGCGCCGGGCGGCTCGTGAACATCTACTCGTTCCAGGCCAGCGCGCATCTTGCGCTCGGGCTCGCGATCGACTACACCCAACGCCCGATGCGGCCCTACTACAACTATCCTGCCGATCCCGAGGCGGTCCATACGGGCATTCGGCTCGTCGTCGGCCTCCACGACCTCGGCGTGCCACCGGGGAATGACTACGCGATCGTGTTCGACCTGGCGATGACCGATCCGACGTCGGCTGGGGGCGGGTATACGCCGGTCATTGATTACTTGTTCTGGGGCACCGCCGGCGACCCGTTTGGCGCCAACACGCTCGAGATCGACGCGGACGGCTTTCTCTATGTCGGCTCGGCGGGGTTCTTCGCGACCGTCGTCGGCGCGACGCGTTCGTATGAGAGCGCCCTGAAAATCGCGCCAGACAGCGCAATCCTCAAATGGGATCTGCTGCAAGCGTGGCGGCAAATGGAGTTCGACAGCACCCCGCCTGGCGCCAAGATGCTGCTGAATGTCGCCTATGACGTGATGGGCTCGAACTACATTAAGCTCGGCCCCGCCGGCGATCGACTGCTCTACACCTCGAGCGCGTTTTATATCCAGGTGCCAGGCACGAAGGTCAAGGCCGTCAGCATCAACGGGGCGCAGTTGCCAGACGTCGTGTCACCGATTGCCGCCGGCACTGGACCGGACCCTGGGCCGCGCGGGCTTTGCACGTTGCCTGACGGTGGGTTCCTGTTGTGCAACGGGGCCGTCGTGCAACGCTACAACGCGGCCGGCGCGCACACGCAGACCTACACGCCGACGAACCCGATTGCCTACGCGCTCACCGATGTCGACCTGACGAACGACCTGACGTCGTTCTGGTGCTACGACATGGCGATGTCGCGGTTCTACAAGTTCAACCTCGCGAGCGGCACGCAGACCGCCTACTTCCCAACGTTCACCTATCCCGGCTCGAGCCATTCGTTTGTCGTCTTCCGCCCGGATCGCTTCGCCGAGGTGCCCGAACCGTCGGACGAGTGCGTGCTCGACGTGCCGTCGACGTCGTGCTGGGGCGACAGCACGCCGTCGGCGCAGTGCAGCGGCGCGCAGCCGAGCGGCCCGTCCGCGAGCTCCACCTGGTCGGCGACGTTTTCCCCTGACGTGCAGCGCGTCGGGCTGAAGGACTCCGAATGACCGCACTCGAGATTGGGAACAACGCGCTCAAAAACGCGGGGATCACGGTCGAGGTCGAAGCCCTCGACGAAGCCTCGCCCGAGGCGTTGCTCCTTCGACGCTTCCACGATCACGTCCTGCGCGCGTGCCTGCGGCGCTTTCCGTGGGCGTTCGCCACGAAGTACGCCGAGCTGACGCTCGTGCGCGGGCCGTTCTGGGAGACCGACCCGACCGCGCTCACGCTCGTCCAGGCCTGGTCCAACACCGCGACCTACGTCGCCGGCGACGTCGTGCGGAACGACGACCTCAACTACTACTGCCTTCTCGCAAACACGGCCACCGAACCGCCGAACGCCACCTATTGGTCGACGAGCGAGGACGACGCCCCCGACTATGCCAACGGGGATTGGCTGTATGGGTACCGGCAACCGAGCGACTGCCTCTATGAGCGGCGGCTGGTGGAGGCCTCGACGGGGCGCAAGTTCAACCCGACGGCGATCCCCTTCCGCGTGGGGCGCGACGACAACGGGCTGCTCGTCTTCACCGACCGCCAGGAGGCGGTGCTCGAGTACACGATGCTCGACTGCACCAACCTCTGGAGTAATGACCTGTTCCTGTTGTATTTCGAGTGGTCGCTCACCGCGGCGGTGATTCCTGGGCTCGAACGCGCGCAGAAAAGCGTGGTCGACGCCCTGAAGATCGCGGAGATGTATTACAGCCTCGCGACCTCCCGCGACAGCAACGAAAGCCAACAGGAACCGCCGGGCGATCCGGACTGGATTCGGGGGCGCTGATGGCGCCGCTCCAGAGCCTCGTGTCGCGGGCGTTCAGTGCCGGCGAGCTCGCGCCGTCCCTCGGCATGCGCGCCGATCTCACGCTTTACACGCTCGGGCTGCGCACGTGCCGGAACTTCATCGTGCAGCGGCACGGCGGCGTCGCGAACCGGCCGGGCACGAAGTTCATCGCCGAGGTCAAGGACTCCGAGGCGGACACCTGGCTCCTCAAGTTCGTGTTGAGCGCGACGCAGACCTATGTGATCGAAGTCGGCGAAGGGTATTTCCGGTTCTTCAAGAACGCGGCGCCGGTGACCGTCTCGGGTGTGACCGCCTGGTCCGGGGCGACGGCGTACGTCGTGGGCGACCTCGCGTCGCGGCTCGGGGTGAATTACTACTGCATCCTGGCCCACACGAACCAACAGCCGCCCGACGCGACCTACTGGTATCCGCTGACGGACGACATTTTCGAGATCCCGACGCCGTTCCTGGCGACCCTGCACAACCTGCGCGCCGTGCAGGACCAGGCCGTCGTGACGCTCACGCATCAGGACTACCCGCCGCAGGAGCTCGTCTGTGCCGGCGACACCGCGTGGACGCTCACGCCCATCGTGACGGCGCCGGGGATTGCCGCGCCCGCGAATCCGACGAGCAGCGCCGGCGCCGCGGGCAGCCTGAATCCGGTCTATGTCATCACGGCGGTCGCGGCGGAGACGTACGAGGAGTCGCTCCCGAGCGCGACCGAGACTATCGCGAGCTCAGCCGAGCCGACCGACGCGGCGCCGAACGAACTCGGCTGGGACGCGGTCACGGGCGCGGCGGAGTATCGTGTGTACAAAGACCCGCAGGGGAACGGCACGTTCGGCTACCTCGGGACCGCGACCGGTCTGACGGCGTTCTTCGATGCGGGCTTCGCGCCGGACTTTGGCCTGACGCCGCCGATCGCGCGGACGCTCTTCAACGCGACGAACCTCTACCCACACGCGGCGACCTACTACCAGCAGCGGCGCGTCTTCGCGAACAGTCACGCCGCGGTGGCGACAGTCTGGGGCTCGCGCATCGGGTTTCATTCGAACTTCTCGATTCGCTCCCCGCTCCAGGATGACGACGCGGTCACGTTCACGCTCAACGGGCGCCGCGTGCAGGGTATTCAGCACCTCCTCGGCCTGAAGCGCCTCATTCTGCTCAGCGACGGCGGGGAGTGGGTCGTCCACGGCGACGAGGCCGGCGTCCTCACGCCCTCGAGCATCCATCCCGATCAAGACGGGTGGGCGGGATCGGCGGCCGCGCCGGTGCCGGTCGTGTTCGGCAACACGGCGATCTACGTGCAGTATCTCTCGCGCATCGTGCGCGACCTGCGGTTCGACGCGAACTTCGCATCGTTCCGCTCGAGCGACCTGACGGTCTTCGCGTCGCATCTGTTCGAGCAGACGGTCGTCCGGATCGACGGCGCCGAGATTCCGCACTCGGTCATCTGGTGCGTGCGCGACGACGGCGTGCTGCTCGGCCTGACCTACCTGCCCGATCACGAGATCTACGGCTGGCACCGCCACGACACGGGCGCGAGTGGCCTGTTCAAGGACGTGTGCGTCGTACCGGAAGGCGACGACCACGCGGTCTATGTCGTCGTCCAGCGCACCATCGACGGCGCGACGAAGCGCTACGTCGAGCGGTTTCAGAAGCGGCTCGCCTACACCGACGCCACGCTCGAGGACGCGTTCTTCCTCGACTGCGGCCTGACGCAGGACGGCGCGTTGGGGACGAGCGTCACGGGACTCGATCATCTCGAAGGCACGGAGGTGTATGCCTTGGCCGATGGTCTGGTGCGCGGCCCGTTCACGGTGAGCGCGGGGGCCATCACGTTGATCGTCCCGGCCGCGAAGGTGCAGGTCGGGCTCCTGATTACCGCGCAGCTCGAGACGCTCGCGCTCGACGTGGCCGGATCGAGCCTGCGCGAGAAGAAAAAGAACGTGCAGGCGATCACCGCGATCGTCGAGAAGTCGGTCGGCGGGTTCTACACGGGCCCGGACGAGGCGCATCTCTTCCGGCAGAAGCGCGACGCCTGGCAACCGGCCACGGGGCTGCAGGATGACGCGCTCGAGGCGACCCTCACGGGGACGTATGGGGACACCGGCCGCGTGGTCATTCAGCACATCGAGCCGACACCGCTCACGATCCTCGGGCTCATTCCGCTGTTCAAGGTCGGAGGCTAGAGACATGGGACTCGGTACCACCCTCGCGCTCGTCGGGCTCGGCGTGTCGATCTACGGGCAACTCAAGGGCGGGAGCGCCGCCAAGAAGGTTGGCGAGAGCCAGGGCGCGCGCGAGGAGTTCAACGCGGCGCAAGCCGAGCTGCAGGCGGCCGACGCTCTCAGCCGCGGCCGCGAGGAGGAATCCCGATTCCGCACGCAGGTCCGCGGCCTCATCGGGTCGCAACGCGCGGGCTTCGCCGGGCAGAACGTCGACGTCGGGAGCGGCAGCGCCGCGGACGTGCAGGCGGATGCGGCCCGGCTCGGCGCGCTCGACGCGTTGCAGATTCGGAACAACGCGGCGCGTGAGGCCCGCGGGTTCGACGCCGAGGCCACCGATCGTCGGATGGCGGCGGACATCGCACGGCGGGGCGGCGGCGCCGCGCAGTCGGCGGCGCGGTGGGGCGCCGCGACGACGGCCCTCAGCGGCACGAGCTCGCTCCTGATGAACCGATACGGATGGGCGCGCAGCCCGTCGAGGGCCGCCTGATGCCACGCGTCGAACGCTACACCCACCGACAGGTCGCCACGCGGCCGCTGCCCGGGGTGCGGCGCCAGGCGGCCGAGACGTTCGCGTCGGCCGGCGGTCCCCAGGCCGAGGGCGTCGCGGGCTTCGGCGCGGACGCGACGCGTGTCGGTCTCGCGATCAGCCAGGCGGAACGGCAGCGAGCCGACCAGGTGGCCCTGACCACGGCGGAGCGGCAACTCGGCGAGCTCGAGCATCAGCTCGCGACCGACCGCGAGCACGGGTTTCAGAGCGTCAAGGGAAAGGAGGTGCTCGGGCTTCGCAGTAAGTCGCTGGAGCTCTTCGACCAGCAGGCCGACATGATTGCGTCGAACCTCACGAGCGACCCGCAACGCCAGGCCTACACGCGTGCGCGGGAGCGACGGCGCGTCTCGCTCCTCGAGGGGATCGAGCGGCACACGAGCAGCGAGCTCGCCGCGTATGACAAGGGCGAGGCCTCCGCGGGCATCACGACGGCCGCGAACCTCGCGATCGCGAACGCCGACAAGCCGGTCCGCATCGCCGAGGAGCTCGCCCGGATCGACAACCTCGTCGAGACCTATGCCGGCGTGCTCGGCGTGACGGGGCCCGAGGCGCGCCAGGCGTTCGTGTCGGAGATCCGATCGAAGGTGCACGTCGGAGTGGTGGAACGACTCATCGGCCTCGACCGCGACCAGGACGCGCAGGCGTATTTCGAAGAGGTCACAGACCCCACGCAGCCGGGAGGTGCGCAGCTCAGCGGCGCCGCGCTCGGGCACCTCGAGGAGAAGCTGCAGCTCGCGACGACGGACGGCGAAGCGCTGCGGGCGTCCGAAGACATCTGGGCGACCCTCGGGCCGACGGATGACGCGGACGAGGTCGAGCTCGACACCATGGAGGCCGAGGCACGCCGCCGGTTTGCCGGCAACACGAAGGTGCTGCGCGCGACGATCGACTGGATCCGCCAACGCAAGGCTGGCGTCGACAGCGGCCGCAAGGAGCGCGAGGACGCGGTGTTGAGCGACGTCTGGGGCGCCGTCATGGACGGGCAGTCGATGACCGAGATTCGCCGGATGCCGGCGTTCGTCTCGGCGCCGGGCCGCGTGCAGATTCAGGTCCGCGACTACTACCAGCGGCAGATCGAGCACCAGGCGAACCTCGCCTATCAGCAGGAAGCGCGCGCGTCTGCTCGCGAGTCACGAGCGGCGACGGCCGAGGCCCGGGCCGAGCGACGGATCGAGATGGCCTCCTGGGCGAGTTATGCGGCCGACTCAGACCCGAAGGTGCTCGCGACGCTGACACGCGCCGACATCCTGGCCAAACTGCCGGTCCGCGGCATTGCGAACACGCAGCGGCTCCTGACCGACCTCGAGCAATTCCAGCGCGCGGGGTCAAACGTCGAAATCGAGCGCGACCTCTTCAACGAGATCATGGTCAACGCCGACCAGGACTACGCCCTGAAGACGCCCGGCCAGCGCACTGAAGTCGAGAACGCGCAGTATGGCCGGATGCTCGCGACCGTCAACGATGCCCTGGCGGCCGCCGGCGGCAAGCTCGACCGGAACGCGCAGCGCGCCATCATGGAGTCGATCGTCGACCAGAAAGTCATGATCGACGACGGCTGGTTCTCCGACAGCGAGACGATCGCAGCCGTGGTGAACACCGACGATCGGCGCGCGGTGTACGTCCCACTTGACCAGATCGACGCCGCCGGCCAGCCCTACAAGGACGCGCTCAACTACCTTCGCGGGCTCCCCCTCAACGCGCAGCGCACCGGTGGTCGACCGGCGACCGACAACGAGCTCCGTGCGTGGTACGGCACGCGCATTGAGAAAGCGATCGGGCGCTCGCGCACCGGGGGCACGCGGCAGGTGATTGAAGACGCGCTGAAGGGTGTCAACTGATGGCGCAGCGCGGCCTGTTTCCCGAGGAGCCCGACACCAACACGACGCCCGCACCCTCGCGCGGTCTGTTTCCCGACGAACCGCCGGACCGGCTCCGGGAGACGATCGCGCGGGCGGCCGACACAGCGCCGGACCAGGCTGCGCGCATCTTCCAGCTCCGACTGAAAACCGGCCTGGCCCCGGGCGTCATCGAACGGAACCTCGCTGAGGTCGAGAAGCGCGCGGCTGCGGCCGACTTCGACGCGGAGCGGTTCCGGCAGCACAACCCGCACCTCACGCGGTGGGTGCTCGAGGATCCCACCCGCGCGTCCGTGGTGCAGGATGACCTCGACGCGCTCTCCGCGCTCGAGCGCACGCTGCAGATTGGCGGGAATGCCGCACGGGCGACCGGAGCTGGCACGTACTCCCTGATTGCCGAGGCCCCATGGGCCGGCCTTGAGCTCGCGGGGGACGTCCTGGAGCGCCTGACCGGCGCGCCCCGGCTCGCCAGTTACGCGCGCGAGGTGCGGAGGGCGACCCTTGAGACAGCCGCGGACATTCGAGGGCCACAGGCGGGCGCGGGCGACACGGAGCGGGCGGTCTACAGCGGGTTCGAATCGCTCGGCCTGTCGGTCCCGGCGGCCGCCGCGGGCGTGCTCACGGGTGGCGCCTCCACGATGCTCGGAGTCCTGGGCTCAAGTGTCGGCCTGCAGGGCTACGGCCGCGCCCGAGACGCCGGCGCGAGCGTCCCACGCTCCGTGCTGTTCGGACTGAACGACGCGGGGATCGAGATCCTCACCGAGCGGATTCCCGCGCAGCGCCTCTTCGGGGACCTGTTGAAGCGCACGGGTTTCCTGGCGACCCTGTTTCGCCAGGTAGCCTCGGAAGTGCCGACCGAGCAAGCCGCGACCTTCCTGCAGGACCTGAACGCCTGGACGACCCTGCACCCCGAGGCGCCCGTCGCGCAATTCGCCGCGGAACGGCCGAGCGCCGCGTACCAGACCCTGATCGCGACCCTCGTCGCCGCGGGGGGACAGACGGCCTTGGTGTCCGCGATCGATCGCGCGACGGGCTCCAGTGCCTCCCAGCGGGTCCTCCAGGATCTGCACGCAGCGGCGGACGCCTCCACGACCCGCGCGCGCGCTCCGGAGGCCCTCAATGCCTTCGTGCAACAGGTGACCGCCGAAGGCCTCACGCACGTCTATGCGCCGGCGGACACGTTCACGGAGTACTACCAGTCGAAGGGCGAGGACCCGGCCGCGAAAGCCGCGGAACTGACCGGCGACCCGGCCGCCTACGAGCTGGCGGTGGCGACCGGCGGAGACCTCGCGATCCCGACGGCGTCGTACGTCGCGCAGATCGTCGGGAGCGGGCACGAGGCCTTCTTTGCGAAGGAAGTCCGGCTCGCGCCGGGACAGGACAACGCCCGGGAGACGCAGGCGCGGTTCGCGGCGCAGGCCGTGGAGGCTGAGACGTCGCGCGCGCCCGAGGCGCCGGCGGACCAGGCCGCCCCCGCGGCCCTCCAGGCCGAGATGGTGACGCGCCTGGTCGAGGGCGGCCGCGTCGACCCGGCGACGGCCGAGACGCTCGCCCGGTTCATCTCGGAGGCGTTCCCGACGCTCGCGGCCCGTGCCGGCGTCGATCTGCCGACCTTGGCGCAGCAGTGGCTCCCCGAGGTCGAATCCGGCGCCGATCCCGGTGGCGCGCCGAGCGGTGACGCGACCGTCGCCGAATTCAATCAGCAGATCGACTCCGCGATCGCGGCCGACGCGGCGACGCGCCTCGAGGGGCTCACGCCCGCCACCAATACCGAGGGCTCGCGCGTCGTGCCGTTCCCGACCATTCCGAACGCCCTGGCGAGCCGTCTCTTTCGCGCGGCGGACCTGACCGCGGCGACGACCCTGACCGTGCCGATCGCGGACCTGGTCGCCACGCAGGAGACGGTCAGCGAGCCGATCGTACGGGACAAGCTCGACGCGCCGGACGACGCCGCGCCCCTCGTCTTGGCCTATCGTGGGCGCTACTACTTGGCCGACGGCACGCACCGCGCGACCGCGGCGTGGGCGCGCGGCGAGACCACGGTCGAGGTGCGCGTCGCCACCGTGAACCCGGAGCAGCTCGCGGCGCTCGCGCACCAGGAGGGCGCCGACTTCTTCCAGGCGCGGGGCGAGCGGCGCGGGCGCATCCGCTTCAGGGAGGGCCAGGCCCCGCTGATTTCGCTCTTTCGCGCGAAGAACCGCTCGACGTTCCTCCACGAAGCCGGGCACCTGTTCTTGCGCATGCAGGGCACGCTCGCCGGCGAGCTCGCCGCGGCGGATCCTGAGACCCTTACCGACCAGCAGCGCAAGCTCGTCGCCGACTACCGCGACGTCGTGCTCCCGCATTTGGGCGTCACGTCCACCGCGGAGATCGGGGAGCCACAACAAGAACAGTGGGCGCGCGAGTTCGAAGCCTACGTCATGGACGGGAAGGCCCCGAGCCTCACGCTCCGCGCGGTGCTCGCCCGCGCCCAGGACTGGCTGAAGCGGATTTACAAGACGCTGCAGGGCCTCAGCCGCGAGGCCGGGATGCCCATCACGCTCAGCCCGGAGATCCGCGCGGTGATGGACCGCATCCTCGCCAGCGACGAGGCGATTGCCGACGCCGAGCAGGACGCGCACGTCGCCGCGCTCTTTCTCACCGCGGAGGACGCGCAGACGCCGGCGGCGGAGTTCGAGGGCTATCGCGATCTCGTGCAGGCGGCCTCAGCGGCGCGACGCACGCAGCTGCAGACGCGCCTCATGAAAGACCTCGCGCGCGAGGAAACCGCCTGGTGGAAGGCGGAACGGAAAACCGTCGCGGTCGAGGTCGCGGCGGAGGTGCACCAGCAGCCGGTGTATCGCGCGCTGGCGGCGATGCGCAAGGGCACGAAGCCGGACGGCGCGCCGCTGGTCGAGGGCGACACCAGCGGCGTGGCGATTCCCATGAAGCTCTCCAAGGCCGCGCTCGTCGCGCAGTTTGGCGAGGAGACGCTGTCGCGCCTGCCGAAGCCCGCCGTCTACAGCACCGACGGCGCACTCCCGGCCGACGTCGTCGCCGAGACGTTCGGCTTCAGCTCCGGGGAGGCACTGCTCCAGGCCGTCATCGCCGCACCGCCCATGGCGCAGGCGATCACCGAACGCACCAACGCGCTGATGCGCGAGCGACACGGCGACCTGCTCACGGACCCGGTGCAGCTCGCCGCCCTGGCGGAGCGCGCTATCGCCGAGGAGCATCGCGACACGGTCATCCGCACCGAGCTCGCGATGCTGCGAAAGCTGCAGGCGGCGACGGCGCCCGTCACGCGTGAGGCCCGAGCCACAGGACGCGAAGGTGCGCAGCGCCTCCGGACGGAGCTCCCGAACGCCGCGGCCCTCAAGGACAGCGCGACGCAGCAGATGGCCTCCATGCACCTGCGCGATATCCGCCCGGATCGATTCTTCGCGGCGGCACGCCGGGCGTCTCGACTCGCGACGCAGGCGGCGGCCAAACAGGATTTCGACGCGGCGGTCAGTGCGAAGCAGAACGAGCTCGTGAACCTCGCGCTCTACCGGGAAGCCCTCGCCATGCGAGAGGCGGTCGACGCCGCGCGGACGAGGTTCGAGAAGATGTTCGGCTCCGACGCGACGCTCGCGCAGCGCCGCAACATGGACTTCGTTGTCGCGGCCCGTGTCATCGCGGCGACGTACTTCCGACCGGACAACCGCGAGGCCGCGGCCGCGCGCACGCAGAAGGCGCGCGAGGCGCTCGCCAAGGTAAAGCAATACGACCGGGATTTGTTCGACCTCCTGGACGAGCGCATCAGCGGGACGCTCGTCCTCGGTCCGGACCTGCAATCCCTCACCGGTCGCGCGTTCATCGACATGCGCGACACCGTCGAGGCCCTCTGGGACCGGTCGCTGCGCGATCACCAGATCCTCGTGAAGGGACAACTCCGCGATAAGGACGAGCTCGTGGCGGAACTCGTCGCGCGGCTCGACACGCTCGGCCCGGCCGCGCCGCCGCGCACACAGTTCATGACGGGCCTCCTCGGTCTCCGTGCATCCCTCACGCGCGTCGAACATTGGGTCGGCTTCATCGACGGCCAGAACCCGGATGGCGTGTTTCGCCGCTACCTCTTCACGCCGCTCGTCGAGGCGCTCGGGGAGTATCGGCTGGCCAAAGCGGACACCATCCAACAGTTT